TCATGATTCTTTATATATAATATTTTTACATCTAATAATATCAATTCTCAGATTCTCATCTTTATTGTTTTTAGCCCTTTCTATAGCCTCTGTTATCATTTCTTGTGTTTCCTTATCCAAAAAGGATTTTTTATATCCCGGAAAACCAGAAATAACATTACCCAATAAAGATAAATATTTATGTACACTTTCTCTTATGGCCGGACTGTCATCCTTTGAAGTTAATGATATAATTTTTAGAAAAACATCTTTTACACTATTATATATATCATCATCCGGTTCTGATAATTTAACATCATGTTTTTCTTTTCCTTCAGATGACGCAAACTCAACTTTCCCTAAAAGCATAAGGTTATTCTTATTGAACAGCTCGAATCTATCTAATGATAACTTATTTATGATAGAGCTTATGCTTACCATTGATTCTAGGATATCTATAGAACACATAATCTTAGCCTTTCTGTTCTTTGTTACTACTACTTGCACCTGAATTCTTTATTGCTTCTACAATTTGAACTAGCATTTGTTCATTCTTTATAGCATTTTGTTTGAGTTCCTCCCTATATGTTGAAATTGTTTTTTCGAAATCCGACGCTTTCTCTTTCACTATTCCTTGGAAACTATTTTGAATCTTAAAGATCTCTTCTTTCAGTTCACTTAATTGTTTTGCATATTCTGCAGAGAGCTTTTCCATTTCCTCTTGTGCCATTTTATCTAAATTTTCAATCTTTTCTTGAGATTGTTGTGTCAATTTCTCAGAGACTTCATTAGCACTAGAGGATATCTCTTCTATTTTTAAAAGGTAATCCCTTCCTTGTTTTTGCATCTCATCCACTTTGAATATTGAATAAATAGAAAAAATGAGAAAAACAATCATCAATACGCCTGCCCAAAGAGATAATATTGCGAAATCGCTTTGTAATTTGTTATATTGCAACTCCAACAAAGATAGAGTGTTTTTTTGATTTTCAGCTATTAAATCACTAATAACCTTATCTAGAACTACTGTACTGTCGTTTTCAACAGTCAATGACTCTAAACGTCCTGCAATATCTTTACAAAAATTTTGATGTATAGAAACTATACGCTCTTGACTATTTACATAACTTACATGAAACAGAATGAAAAGTATAATAACAGCTACAGTAAACGCTATTATTGAAAATAAAAATTTACCTTTATAAAGGCTCAGCCTGTTTTTCCCTATATAATGTGAACAGTTTTTCGTGTGACAACAATCTTCACTAGTTGTATTTGAGGAAACGTTCTCTAGTATTACATCCTCTTTGGAAGGATTTACCCGCTGCTTGTTACGTTCATTTTCTTTTGGAACAACTGCAGAAGGATTCATACTTTCTTTTCTTTTTTTACTTTTCATCGCCTTTTTATCTCAATAAATCAAGATTTTATTCTTATTCACTTGATTATCATACCATACTAATTAATCAACAAATATATAAATAAGAACCAATATTCACAAGGGATATAATAAAAATGTTTGTTAGAATTCTATTTACTCACTTTAAATCCATCCTTTATCATCCCTTATTCAAACTTTCCACCAATCCATTAGAAATCACATAATAGAATATCTAAACTGTTATAATGACAAGGTAGTTATATATTGAACTGAATTCTTTGTAAGGTATCTTTTGCAACTTATAATTTTACAAAAACTATCAGAATTTCCTATCTTTGTACAATTCAATCTTTTTATTTTCATACTCTTGAGAGATATATGCATACGCACTACCAACAGAATAGAATAAGATAATAATGAAATAAAAAAGTAAATAATAAGTAAAGCATCTTATTACTAATATTGTTGCTTGCCACAACGCAAACATAAAAATTTTCCATGACCACCCAGGAGTCCAATCTGTTTTCATCATTTCCCAAACATATGCAATCTTCTCAGATATTGATATAGATGAAGTAAAATGTTGACTGAAGCATATTGATAACAACACAATTAATACTAAAGATAATATTATGGAATATGCCGTTAGAGATGTAAATTGCATAAAAAAATTACGATGTTTCAGTAATTTCACTTTATCTTTATATGTTTTATTATTAGTATCAAAATTAGTAGAATTAAACTTATCAAAAAGCATAATAATAAGGCTAATATTTAAACCTATAAAAATAGACAATGCTGATATTATATAGCCTGCAAAATCTTTATTAATGCCCGTACTAACAAATACCGTTAAGATTATTGCAATAACCAAAGATGCAAATTTAAGGACTCTAAAGTAATTTCTTTTTTTAGATTTACCATCCTCCAATTCATGCAAAAGACTTTGCTTTTGCCATTTATGAGCATCTTCAACAATCCCGAATATGTAATTAATCGGGATTTGCTTTATTATCCAAATCCATAATCTACTCTTTTGTTTCATTGTCTTTATATCCAGCTAATGTTTCGGATTTTATATTCTCTAACTCATTGAAACAATATTCTTTAAGTTCTGCAAAGTTAGGAATTCCATCCTCATTTACATTTATTTTTTTATAAAGATATGTTGTTGGACGTATTTTTAGTTCTCCATCAATATCAAATGTAGTAGTCAGCCCTGTAACTTGATTCCTTATTGTGGCGGTTTGCATCTGATAATCTTTGGCAGCTTTATTATTAAGTATAACATTTGCAACTTTTTTTATAAAACCCTGAATTTGTGAATAAGGAACAGGTTTATCAGATGGAGATGCCACTTCTACTTTAAGAATAATATCATTTACTTGCTTATTTTCTACATCCTCTTTATCGTTTATCGCATCTCCATTAATAAATGGATTTGTTAAAGTTAAATGATCCAAAATGCTATTTGAAGAGAATTGCTCACTCATTTCCTTACTACAATAATATGAGAACGCTATATCATATTTAGCCCTACTTCGACGTAATGTTTTTCGGATGAATTTAGTTATTTCATCTTTAATTGTTATATCTGGATAATATTGCAATAGAAGAAATCCAATATTATTATCCATAGGTAAATATATCATAACATAATAATCGTCTGTTATGACATCATCCCTATTAACATCTTTCTTCTTATTTCTATTTTTTAACTGTCTTGCATTTCTTGGCCGTCCATATATTCCACCAATAACAATACCTTCTAATATATTCTTCGAAGAATGGACTTCAAGTTTGTTTGCAGCCTCCTCTGGAGTTAATGTTATTTGGTCATTATGTTTAACCAAGCCTGATTTGGCTAATTTAACGGATATACCCTTCTTTTTCCCTTTGTCTGGAACAATAAATTCATCTTTATCTAAAATCTTATAGAAATTTTTCGCATACATTTCGAAGACATCCCTATCATCAGTTGTGTTTTCTATATTATATTGCTCACAAACTGCGTTTTTAAATGTAAAATTGCTTTCAGTCTGATGTGTAAGAACAATTTTGACTATAGTTAGCCTTGGACTATTATTTCTTTGTCGTTTTTCATTTTGTTCTGCTTCTATTTCCGCTGTAGTGGCACGCACTGATGCTGTTCTAATTTTTTTCATAATATTAAAATCTAGATTTAATAGTATATTCACTTTTTATCATTTCTTCTTCAATGACCTTCTAGATATCCTGTGACATGTTTTGTAGTAACCATCTATCTTTTCAGGTATCTGATGATATGATACCGCAATACAATGTAAAGCTATAATATGACACTTATTATAATAGTAAAGAGAAATAACATAATAATACGATTATGCGATTACGAGCGCTATTTTAATCAAAAGTATTATTTTCAACTGCCCATATCATCCGATTTTTCGTTCATTCTTAATCATTGCCAACTCAGTTTCCAAGCGCTTTACCTTTTCTTCAAGCAACTTTATTGTTTTATCTTTCTCGTTGAGTGCACCTTGTAGAGTCGCAATTGTATCTACAAGTCGGTTCATCCGTTCCATGTTAGAGTCAGGTATGATATTCCGTTCATGCTCTACATCCGAAAGTAACATAGTTCCTTTCCCGCGCAACAACCATTCTGCTGATATGTCAGTAAACGTAGATAGAATTGCAGTGAGGATTTTAGCCGAAGGTTCTGTACCACGTTGAAACATGGATGCTATTACAGACTGTGTAACACCGATTTTTTTCGCAAAAGCGTTATCTGTGACGTGAGTAATATTTATAATTTCCCTAATTCTGCTATTAATAGAGCTTGTGTTTTCAATCATACCAATTCAATTAAATGTTAATAAAACGCAAATGCGCTAATAATTCGAGTTTTCATTTTGCAAACTATCGCATTTGCGTTATATTTGCAATACCAATTAATCAATAAACAAATATATGAATAATAGTTCACATATCCAATCGAATAGTAATAAAAGTTGTGCAAGAAAACGCGACTATAGGTTAGTTGTGGATGGCAAATATAACCGCAAAGCCATCATGCAGAGGGCATGGGCGTTCATGAAAGTTTATAAGGGATATACTTTGAAATCAGCCTTACGACAAGCTTGGATAGACGCCATTCTTGCCATGGAAGACTATAACTACTCACAGAACATCAAGCCCCGCCTGCCAAAATCAGGACTCACGATGAAAAGCCTGTACGCCAACCCGACAGGTGACATGGCCAATGGATATGCAACCAGATAATTCAATCATACCAATCAAATATCAATCATCATGGAAGAAGAATTAAGAAAACGAATTGAAGAACTTAAGGCCCAAAACAAGGAGCTGAAATTTCAAAGCGACCAAAATGCAAAATTCTGGACTGAGGCAGAGAAAAGATGCAAAGTTCTTGAAGCTGCCCTTGAATCCATAGCAATTACAGCAGGCATCTTGAAAGATTCTCTTGTACAGAAGCCGTAACCTCACCGAAGTCAAACCAAACCACCGGCGGGCAATCGCCACCCGGCCTGCTCTTGGGTGGGCGACCGGGAACACACAGAGAAGAGTTCTTTGACATCTTGGAATTTAGGAGTTCGCAGATTTCCTCCTGCACAAACCGGACTACGGGAGTAAGCATAATCTGCCAACGACATAATGCTGTGAGTAAGGGTCAGACTCGTGTCGTTGTAAAAATAATCAGCTAGACCTGTAAGGGTCGTTGAAACATGGATTTCAATTTACGATATATAACAGGTGATGTAGCTCAGTCAGGTAGAGCGCATGGTTTCCATGAGGCCGGCGGTTCAAATCCGCCCGTCACTTCTAATTTTAAACAAACGGGAAGGATTATTATATGATATCAAAAAAGTCGTAGAGGATCATAATAAACAACCTTGGTATAGACGGATGGAACGCATATCTTATAAACCCAAAGAGTGATGTTCGACCAGTTTCAGGTATTTTCCCATAACCACTTAATTTTTTGATTAGACACCACAAAGTTAAGTAAATCTCCCGAAAAAGGCGTGATGCCGCCGACCGGATCGGCTCGGGAGAACTATTACTATAATTTTTTTCAATCATGACAGAAACAACAGAAAAAAAAGAAATCGTTCCGACACTCCGCAAAATGGCGGTCGGTGAATGTGAGGTATTCCCTTTAAGTCAGGCCAGATCAATCGGCAGCACGATTTATGGTGCCAATCTGGCTGTGGAACGTGCGAACGGATACAAATGGTCCGCGAAAACCAATATCGAAAAGAAAACGGTGACAGTAACCAGAACCCAGTGATATGATTTTTCTATGCAACAACAAGGTAAGGACAACTATGCTTATGGACAATACCGCTGATATCCTTCTGGATAACATCATGCGTGTGATGTCCGGAGAATATTTCGGACAGACAAAGGCAGCCGCAATAGTAGGCGGAAAGAAAAAACTGGAACGTCTGATCGAATCAGGCAAGATAGAGGCTGTCAAGCCGAGAAACTCGCAGAACGGAAAATGGTTCTGCAATGCCGCACAAGTACTAATGCATTGCAGGAATATGAGAAAGACTGGAAAAAAGAAACAAGAATGAAAAAAATACTATTCATTATGTGGATCAGCCTGCTGGCTGTTCCCACTCTGATGACTTTCACTCTGGATAATGAAGGTCATATAACTTATCTGAATGTGATCGGGCTGGTATATTCAATATGTACAGCTTTCCTTTGGGAAAGAATGATGCCCGGTTATATGGTCAGGTATATAAAGAAGTTGATCCGTGAGGATTGATCCTGGTTGCTTGTTATCAGCCCGGAAGCGTCCGGGCAAAGCGGATGTAGCTCAGTCAGGCAGAGCGCATGGTTTTCCGTGAGGTCGGCGGTTCGAGTCCGCCCGTCCGCACCAGTAGCCCGTGAGGGTGAACCTTTCAATCATATTGAATACTAATTAATCAATCAAGCCCGGAAGTGTCCGGGCGCATGGACGATTAGCTCAGAGGCAGAGCATCAGCTTCCCAAGCTGAGGGTCGCGGGTTCAAGTCCCGTATCGTCCACGATGCAATTGCATATTTTTACCTAAAGAGCGGGAGCCGTACCTACCCGTATAAACGTAGCCATGTTAGAGACTTCAAGGCAGTGAAGCAGAGAACAATTTGTTAGATAATAATTTAACCCAAAGCCGCTGGAAAGGACAGCGTGAGGTGGAAGCCCTCTTTTATATGTTATATTCTATATCTTCATTTATCCCGGTGTGTCCTGACCGACTATCCGGGAACAAAGCCCGTGAGAGTGAATTTCGAATCACATAAATGAAACTTAATGCGGGCCGCCTCACGGGATGGGGTGGCTATAACACGCATAAAACAACCGGGGTTCCCAAGAGTTCAGAAAACTGATCTTCGTCGGGGAGGGTTCGATACCCTCATGCGTGACGTCCGTGAGGATAATTGTATTTTTCATAATAATAGATTAAGATGAGAAAAGTCCACCGTACAGCGGTACGGTGGCAAAACGGAGAAATGGCGGAATAGGCAGACGCACCATTAGATGACAGGAAGGCCAACCTTGGATGTGGCGGACCTGGCAACTCATCCCGGTTCGAATCCGGATTTCTCCACCATGAACCTGTGAAGGCCTGACTAGTAGTTTTGTCGCATTTATTTTATGTTTGTGATTTCGGTGCATGGTCTGTGAAGATAGTGCACCTTTTTACCGGTTTACAAACATGCTATTAGAATTATAATTGTATCAGCATATTGGCTGATTGTATTATATACCCCAAAGAATCCCTCTTCGGGGTTGCTATCCAAGTTCATCATCAGGAACGGGAAGCTGGAGAGTAAAATTGCCGCTGAGCCTAAAATTGTATTCTTTGGCTTTTCCATTCTCCTAATTCTTTGGGAAAATGGCGATAAAATGGCGAAGATTCTGTTTGCCAAACTTGTCAATAAAAGATAACTTTATAGATGTAAACAACTAAAAGTCAAACCAATAAAATTAAATTATGGCTGCTAAAAAAGAAGAAAAAGCACAAGGAAGTCAAATCAGAACATTATTGGCTTCCGAGATTGAATGCAGAGTCGGCACGATGAAGCAGAACGGCTGTTCCCTCCTGCTCTATAAAGATGCCCGTGTTGATATGCGTATGCTGGATGAGGTCTATGGTCCAAACAACTGGCAGCGTAGCCACGAACTGATAAACGGGAACCTGTTCTGCACGATATCTGTCTGGGACACTGATAAAGGCGTATGGGTAAACAAACAGGATGTGGGTACGGAGTCCAATACCGAGAAGGAGAAAGGACAGGCGTCCGATGCCTTCAAACGCGCCGCTTTCAACTGGGGAATCGGTCGTGAGCTTTACACGGCTCCCTTCATCTGGATAACGTTGGATTCCTCGGAAGTATATGAAAAAACCGGCTACAATGGCTCCAAGAGTTTTGGAACAAATACCAAGTTCAACGTACAGTCGATTGAATACAACCAGCAGCGTGAAATCTCCAAACTGGTGATTGTTGACGGCAGAGGTGACGTAAGATATGTTTTCGGTGAAGTGAAAGAGAAAGTGAAAGAACAGGCACCTGCCAGAACCGTGCCTAAAAATCCGGCACAGACTCCTGCCGCTTTTACCGGTGCGCAACTGAAACAGGCAGTTGATGAGATGAATGCCTGCAAGTCACGGGCGCAGGTCCTGTCTGTCTGGAAAAGATACACAGTCATGCAGAACAATAACGAGTTTCGTAACGCCTGTATTGAAATGGGCAAAAAATATCCTGAAAAGAAATGATAAAATTAGTAAAGTCCCCTGTGGTTTTCAATGAAGAGAACCACACCTATTTTCTTGGAGAGAAACAGCTCCGGGGAATTACCGGTATGATCAGCCGGCAGTTGTTTCCCGACAAGTACAAAGGCGTTCCCGACCATGTGATGAGGCGTGCGGCCAACAAGGGCAGCCGTATCCATTCACAATGCGAGTTTGTGGACTCGACAGGGTTCGAACCTGAAAGCATCGAGGCGGAGAACTATTTACGTGAGCGCATGAATGCCGGATATGACGCGCTGGCCAACGAATACACAGTATCCGATGAGGAGTACTTCGCATCCAACATCGACTGTGTATGGGAAAAGGAAGGTGAGATCAGCCTGGCGGATATCAAGACCACTTACCGGATAGACAAAGAATTCCTTAGCTGGCAGTTGTCCATATACGCATACCTCTTTGAGAGGCAGAATCCCGGACTGAAAGTCAGAAACCTGTACGGGGTCTGGCTCCGTGGAGACAAGTCCGAGCTTATTCCTGTTGAGCGCAGGTCTGATGAAGAAGTAATGCGCCTCATGGAATGCGAAGTGAAGGGTGAGAAATACCTTTCCACAGAAATAGCACCTGCCGGAAACCTGCAGTTGATGACTGCGGCGGCTGTACAGATGCTTATTGATATCCAGGAAGAGCTGGATTTTGCCAAGGAACAAAGCGAACAGATGAAGGAAGGACTGAAAAACGCCATGATAGAGAATGGGGTGAATGTATGGGATGCCGGACGACTGCGTGCTTCCGTCACTCCCGCCACAACAGGCAAGTCATTCGACACCAAGGCATTCCAGACTGACTATCCGGATTTGTATTCAAAGTATCTGAAATCTGTCGAAAAGAAAGCATCTATTCGTATAACCATAAGAAAGGAGAAAGAAAATGAGTGTGAATAAAGCAATCCTGTTAGGACATCTCGGAAAGGATCCCGATGTCAGATATCTTGAGGGCGGTGTCGCCGTCGGCCAGTTCTCTCTTGCCACGACCAAGCGCGCACAGACTTTGCCAAATGGCACACAAATTCCCGAACGTACCGAATGGCATAATATCGTAGTATGGCGTGGTATTGCCGAAACAGCCAAGAAGTATCTTCATAAAGGGGATAAGGTATATGTCGAAGGCGAAATCAGAAGCCGGTCGTTTGAAGACAAGAACGGTGTCAGGCATACTGTCGTTGAGATATTTGCAGAAAGCATGGAGATGGTAACTGTCAAGCAGCAGACACAACATGCCAGTTCCGATGATGAGTTGCCCTGCTGATGGAAGCCACTATTATAAAGAAAGACGGTAAAGCAACTCTTGACAAACCGTTTGAGTTCATGCTAAGCCTGCTGAGAAATGGGGAATATACCCTCACCATCAAACGCAAGACCAAGCCCCGTACCCTCAACCAGAATGCCCTCATGTGGCAATGGTTCCGATGTATCGGGGCCTGTTTCAGGGAATACACAGGAGAGGAATATTGGAGCACCGCTGACGGTGTGCAGGACATACATGATCTCTACTGCAAGAAATTTCTGAGCAAACAGGTGACCATAGGTGGAAAGACCGAAACCATATCCCGTGGCACAAGCAAGCTGAATACCTTGGAAATGACAAACTTCATGGAAAGCGTGAAGGCTGATGTCAACAATGATTTTGGCATCATACTCCCCTTGCCTACCGATAAGTACTATTCCGCCTTTGTAGCCGAGTATGAAGGCAGATATTAATAATAACAAATTAAAATATAATTATGATTACAAACGATTATGAACCGGAGGAACTGCAGTTTGTCCTGCCGGAAGTTGTAAAAGACACATTCCCTCTTGAACTGACATTCGGAAATGCTGAAAACGAGAAGGAGATCATCAAGGCTGTCAACGAGCATTTCAATGTCATGTTCCCGGAGAATGAACTGGCAATGAGATATATGGATAATTTTGAAAAAGACGAGATCAGAAAGAAGTATTGTGAGCTCGTAGAGAAAGAACTGCCAAGTGCCGAGGCAGAACTGCTGAGTGCAAAGGAAGAGGCCAAACGACTGAAGGCGAACGCTGAGGAGGCTCTTAATTCGGTTAGCAGACAGATCAAGGATTATGCCGCCAAGGTGACGGAAGGCACAAAGGAAAAGAAGCTGCCGCCAACCAAGACATTCCGTATAGCCCTGAACGGCTACTACCTTTTCTATTCGGTAATAAACGGCCGTGTTCTGCTGGTCAAGGCTGAAAAGATTTCATCTTACGACAAATCTTCCCTGTGGGCGCAGGAGGATAGAAACCGCACAGCCATGATGGAACTGTTCGGACTGGATTTTCCGGCAGTGGAGAAACCTGACGATGATGATTTTGACAACGAACATGACATGATTCCGGATGACAGCGACGATGAGCTAGGCAATGAAGATGATCTGAACAATGCATTGGGATGTGTTGATTCTGACGAAGAAGAAAACTGATGAGCAGGCTACGGCATAAGAGGGGACGCAAGTCGGCGTATGCGCTCTCCCTGACACGGAATCCATATTGGGAGAAGGTTGCAAGGGAAATACGTATCAGGGACGGACACAAATGCCGGCATTGTAACGCCCTCTATCCGCTGGAAGTACATCATATGCGCTATAAGGTGAACGGAATGTCCATAGTCGGTCATGAACTCGAACATCTGGACTGCTTTGTCACCTTATGCGCCTCTTGCCACGAAAAAGTTCATAAAGGAGTTATCAGACTATGAAATATCAATTACGAGATTATCAAAAAAAAGCCAGTGATGCCGCTGTAATGTGTTTTAAGATGAAGTCAGACAGGAACGGTCTTTTGGTACTTCCGACAGGTGCGGGCAAATCACTCATCATAGCGGATATAGCAGCGAGGCTTGAGGAGCCTCTGATTGTATTCCAGCCTAATAAAGAAATATTGGAACAGAACTTTGCGAAGCTGCAAACATACGGAATTTGGGATTGCAGCATATATTCCGCGTCAGTGGGCCGGAAAGAGATCAGCCGCATCACATTCGCCACTATCGGCAGTGTCATCCGGCATATGAAGGACTTCCAGCATTTCAAGAACATTCTGATTGATGAATGCCATCTTGTCAAGCCAAGCGATGGAATGTACAAGAGATTCTTCGAACAGGCTGAAAGAAGGATTGTAGGGCTTACCGCCACCCCATACCGGTTATATTCCTGCATGAACGGAAGTATGCTTAAGTTTCTCACCCGTACCCGTCCGCGTGTCTTCTCCCAGGTCCTGTATTATTGCCAGGTAAGCGAATTGCTTGCCAAAGGGTTTCTTTCCCGGTTGAAGTATTACGATGTCACGAGAATTGACCTGACCAAAGTGAGGAGAAACTCTTCCGGAGCTGATTTTGACGACGCAAGCCTGTCTGATGAATTCCGGCGTGTGGATCTGTACGGCTATCTCATCTCCATAGTGAAACGATTGCTTCATCCCAAAGTCGGGGGAGCACGTAAAGGCATGCTTGTTTTCACCCGGTTCACCGCCGAGGCTGAAATGCTTGCACGGGAGATTCCTGACAGCGCCGTTGTAAGCGCGGATACCACCAAATCTGACCGTGAGAGAATACTTGCCGAATTCAAAGCCGGGAAAATAAAAGTTGTAGCCAATGTCGGCGTGCTTACCACAGGGTTTGACTATCCAGAACTTGACACCGTCGTGCTTTGCAGACCTACCATGTCACTCTCACTGTATTATCAGATGGTCGGACGTGTCATTCGTCCGTGCCCCGGCAAGAACGGCTGGGTCATAGACTTATGTGGCAATATCAGGACATTCGGGAAAGTCGAGGATTTAAGGGTAGAACAACCGGAAAAGGACAAGTGGTGCATCAAGAGCAATGGCAAACAATTAACTAACGTAATATTATAATCATGTATATCATAAGAGGACAAATACCATCAAAGAGCAATTGTTATAAGATTGTTTCTCATTTTGACCCCAAGACCCGAAAGACACATTCCTCGCTTGCAAAACAGGAAGTGCTCAAGGAATACGAAAAGAACTTTTATATCCAATGCCCCGAACGGGGACGGATGATTGAGGGATATTTCAGACTGAGGGCAAAAGTCTATTATAACAGCAAACGGCCGGATTTGGACAACTCACTGAAGATACTGCTTGACTGTCTGCAAATGACGGGAACAATCAAAAACGACCGTCAGTGCGTGTACATAGAGATTGAAAAATTCGTTGACCGGAAAGAACCGCGTGTCGAGTATGAAATAACCCCGGTTGAATTCGGGTAAAGGAAACGCCTATGGCAAGACCTAATAAAATGGGATTGGATTATTTCCCTTTTGACGTTGATTTCTTTAATGATGAGAAGATTGTAGCCATATCCGGGGAATTCGGGATTAAAGGAGAAATTGTTGTAATCAAGCTGCTTTGTGCGATATACCGAAATGGATATTTCATATTGTGGAATGATCTGCTGAAATTCAAACTCCTTAGAGACCTGCCCGGAGTGTCTTCTGAATTGCTCGACAGCATAATGAACCGTTTAGTCTTATGGGGCTTCTTTGACAAAGACCTGTTTGATTCGATGGGAGTTCTTACCAGTGCGGGCATCCAAAAGCGATATTTCAAAATATCTAAAAGGCGTAAATCTGTGGATGATTTTAGATACTTATTAATCAAAGTTAGCGGTTGCGAAAACAAGGAAGTTTTTTCTTCCGACGATGGAGATGTATCGAGCGATACAGTTAATGTTTGCAATGGCGGGGTTAATGTATGCAATAACCCTTTTACTGCCGACATTAATGTATGCAAAAACACCACAAAGAAAAGGAAAGGAAATAATAAAGAAATCTCTCTATCGAGAGATAAAGAAAATCTTCCCCCTCCCGAAATTTTAGGCAAAGAATTAGACGAATGCTATGAGGAATTGTCAAGGGACATGAGTTGGAGTGAAATCGTAACGATGAATACACGTAATTCCGGTTACAAGGATTTTACGGTAGATATGTTCAAAACGTATTTAAAACATTTTTTCGAGAAACTTCAAAACGAGGGAGAGGTAAGGAAAGCACCAAAGGATGCGAAATCACACTTTGCTAGATGGCTGAAAATTGAGCTTGAAAAACAACGAAACAATGGGAACAATAGGAGCTGTTATACAAGCAAGCAGGAAGCTAACGCCTACGCTCTTAGCTTGCTACAACAACATAAGCGAGACCTCGAAGAAGGCTTGGCTGACCAAATGGAAAGACCGTTCTGAGGTTGAAAGAGTATTTTCACCAACTCAATGGGGATATACCCTTCAGAATCCGGAAAAGGCTTATATGGCAGACTGTCCCTCGCTGATGCAGTATGATGCGCTTTACGGCCATGGTTCCTCCGAATATTGGATTGACATACAGGTGTCTGGCATATTCGGGGCTTCCAACAGCAAGGAAAAGGGAGTTGCTGATGGAATAAGAATCTTCTGCCAGTCCTTTGCCTCACAGGTTAAGGCTTACAAACTTTCTGAGTTGATGTTGTTTTTCGCACGCTACAAAGCTGGAAAGTATGATAATTCATTCGCCTCTTTCGATGCCAGAAGAATTGGCAATGCCTTTTTCAAGGAGTTCAGGTCAGAAAGGAATTATGAGCTGGACGCTATAAACCGAAAGAGAATCCAGAATGAGATAGAGAACAGAAGATTCACTCCACCCGAAGGATATTCTTCTTTGAGCTGGTACAACGAACTAAAACGCCGTGCGGAATCCGGTGATGCAGAATCCAAGCAAATAATAGATTTATGGAAAAAATCAGAATAAAGTGGAGCTCCAAAGGCATGAAAAGACGTAAAGAGATATGTGAACGTTTCGGTTTCAGCTCATATCTTACCCTGAATCATGAATCTGAGGTGTATGTCAGAGCTGAGGACCTGCCTGTCTTTAACGAGACTGTACGGCGTGGTTTTCTGACCGTTTTACCCTCTGGTAAAAAGGCATAAAAATGGCGAAGTTTCTGTTTGTAAAACTTGTTCTCAACGTTTATCTTTATTGATATAACAAACTAAAAGTCAAACCAATACATTAAAACTATGGATATTAAAAACATTCTGATTAACAAAATCAGTCCTTCTCCGATAAATCCGAGAAAGAGCTTTGATGGAGCCGCCTGTCCGGATGAGAAAAGCGGCAATGTTATCAACATTAACGATGCTTATAAGATGAAAAGCATGATTCCATTTTTGACAAACAACTAACGACCATGACAAGTAATGAAAGTTTCAAACAGGCAATCAAAGCCTATCTGGACAAACGGGCGGAAGAAGATTCACTGTTCGCCCCCAAATATGCGAATGAGAAGAAAAGCATTGATGAATGCTGTAGTTATATCATAGGTGAAGCCAGGAAGCGTGGTAACGCCGTAGCGATTTCAGACGAGGAGGTCTACGGGATGGCAGTGCACTATTATCCCAATTAGTGACTTATCACAAGTTGATATTTTTGTTGAAGTATAAAATATTAAAAAACAATACTTTACAACGTCACTTTTGATAATGTGCTCCCGATAATATTTTTATCTTGTGTCGTAACCAAATTATATTTGATATGGCACAAGAAAAATTACTTCAAGACCTCGTTGACCAATGCAAGGCATTGATGAACGAAGCTGGTTACAGTGCGAGAACACTGGCCACTTACAATGAACTGTGGGAATGGCATCTGAAACCTTTCATGCAGCAGAAAAGAATTACGATGTATACCTCTGAAGTCGGTTTTGATTTCTTAAACTCCCTGCCGGGAGACAAGCTCACACTAACCAATCGCTGGAGACGTGTTATCACTATCCTTGACACAGTCCTTCAGGATGGCAAAATCGGGCGAATTAAACCGCAATGGGTATCGTTCGACATGCCTGGCGAAATTGGAGAAATTGCCAAGTCGTTTTTGGCTAAAAAGAAATCACAGTTGGTTAGTAGCATAACTGTTCAAGTTTATAACCGTATGCTGGGTCGCCTCATATCTTTCCTGAGTATAAAAGAGGTTACAAGCCTTTCCAAGATGTCGGAACCCCTGCTTCTTGAGTTCCTCTCATCATCACAGTCAAACCCATCACAGAGAGTGATGGTCGTCCGTGGCTTTTGCCAATATCTTGTTCAAGAGGGTTTGGTTCCTGCTCATTACGGAAGTCTGGTTCAAGGCTATCGTTTCCCAATTCGAGAAAAGCTACCGTCGGTATATACACCGGAAGAGGTACAATTGATAGAGAAGGCTATAAACCGTAACAAGGTCGGTGGGAAACGTCTATATGCCATGTTTCTTCTTGCGGCAAGACTTGCACTTCGCATCTCCGATATCATACGCCTAAAATTGAAAAACATAGACTGGGATAGGAATATCGTCCGCATCGAGCAGTTCAAAACCGGAAAAGTCGTGGAACTTCCTCTGCTTGTGGAAGTTGGCAACGCAATAATAGATTATCTGCGCAGCGAAAGGCCGGTATGCAATGACGAGCATGTGTTCATCTCACTTAAACCTCCGTTTCAGCGCGTCTCCAAGGACACGGTCAATACAGGTTTCAGAAAAGCGTTCAGCGATGCCGGCATAAACGCCGGGCGACGTCATCATGGTATCCATGCCATGCGTCATTCACTCGCTTCGGAACTTCTGAGTTCACAAGTCCCGCTGCCGACAATCTCCGGAATACTCGGGCATACAAGCCAGACATCAACAATGAACTACCTGCGCGTGGACATAGAGGCAATGAAATGCTGCTTGTTGCCGGTACCGCCCGTGCCGGATGAATTCTACAATCAGAAAGGAGGCATCTTGTATGAATAATACGATAATCTTCAAAAGCTCTTTTGCCCGGGTAATCAATGAATACCTGCGCATAAGACAGAGCCAAGGTGTCAACATCGCCCATGAGCTGACAATAATGAAAGAGCTGGATCAAATAATGGCCAGACATGGAAAACCTGTGGAACGGATTACCCGCGAGCTTATCGAGGAATGGCAGAGTATGCAATTTAATGAATCTGATCGCACAAAATACGCAAAGGCTTGTCAAATGATTAGATTTTGTACCTACCTGTGCCACATTGGAATCGACTCATACATTATGCCGAAGCCCAAACGGCCGGCCAATTCTTTTGTACCAAGAATCTTCTCCAAAGAAGAAATTGCAAAAATTTTCAGCATTGCCGATGCTACAACTCTACCAAAACCCATGTTCAACAGTTGCCTTATATCAATGCCTGCTTTGATTCGTTTTCTGTATTACGCAGGTTGTCGAGTCGGAGAGACAATCTCGATTAACAACGAGGATGTCGATATGGTCAAAGGCATGGTTCTTTTGCGTAATACCAAGAACAGAAAGAACCGGTTGATACCTTTGAATGACAACATGAAATCCATCTTCTCCCAATACCTATGGTATCGCGCCAGATTGAAGGCCGATGGCCTTGACATTCCATCAGGTCCGTTCTTTGTCAAGGCAGACGGCACAAGAATCTCCGCCAACTCTGCATACAACAGGTTCAAGGAAATTCTGGAGAAATGCGGAATATCTCACCTTGGCCACAATCAGGGACCTCGCCTGCATGATATCCGCCACACCTTCGCTGTACACTCGCTTCAGCATATGGTCGAATCCGGCCTTGACATTTATACTGCTCTTCCGATATTGTCGGTGCTTCTCGGACACTCCAGTGTATATGCTACGGAAAATTATGTCAGACTCACCATCCAGTTATTCCCTGACATTGTAACAAAAAACGGAGATGCCGTGAAGTCAATCTTCCCAAACATTGATACGCCATGAAAATAGAAACAGACTTTGGTAAATATGTCACGCTGTTCTTCACACAATATCTTGTTGGAGAACGCGGTGTCAGTCCCCACACGTTGAGAAGCTATAGCGACACGTTTAATCTTTTCTACGATTTTATGTCATTGGTGCGTTCAGTTCCAGCCCACAAAGTAAGGCTTAAAGATGTGACTCATCAGACAATCAAGGACTTCCTTTTTTGGTTGGAAAAAGAAAAGAATAACCTTGTGTCAACACGGAACATACGATTGGCCGCCATTAAGTCGTTCTCCTGCTTTATGCAGTACTATGATACGATGCACGTGGGCCAGTGGCAGGCAATACTTGCGATTAAACAAAAGAAAATCGACCGCGATGCATTCTCGTACCTAACTACGGAGGGCATGGCACTGTTGCTCTCGCAAATCCCGACAGATACGAGGGATGGCAGGCGGCATCTCGCCATACTCGCTTTTCTCTATGACTCAGGTGCAAGAGCAAGCGAATTGGTGAACCTTAAACCAAGCGACATCTTCTTTGAAATTCCGGCACATGCGACCCTCTTTGGCAAAGGGCGGAAACGACGCATCGTTCCGTTGCAGGACAAACTGTGCGCCATTGTCAAAAAGTATATGGAAGATTGGGATTTAGACACTGCTGACACATCCAACCGACCGCTCTTCATGAACAAAAACGGTCGAAAATTGACAACAACTGGTCTGGCATATATCATCTCACTTTACGCATCTCCTGCGAGAGTGTTGCGTCCTGACCTGATACCCGGAAAGTTGTCGCCACACTCATTCCGTCACTCAAAGGCTATGCATCTTCTCCAATCCGGCGTGAACATAATCTATGTCAGAGACATTCTTGGGCATGTTTCCATGAAAACTACTGAAATATATGCACGGGCAGATTCTAAGCAAAAGCGTGAAGCTCTGGAAAACGCATATCAGGATTTAATCCCCAAAGCATCCACGGATGGGGTATGGGAAAGCGACCAAGAACTCAAAAAATGGTTGAGAAGTCTTGGTAGATAAAAATATTATCCAAAGTCGTTTTACAAAGTTGGGTGTTGTACCAATTGATAATCAACACTATTTGTATGCGACTTTGGATAATAATCTAATTGGGATAATAGTGCTTATCAAAACTTGTGATAACCACTACTATGATGAGGACGATATCAAAATAAACCGGCTGCCTGCCGGAGAGAAAACGTCCGTATCATCCTCCGCCAAACCTGTGGAACTCACCGAAGAAGATAAGAAAGCGGCACGTGACAAAGCAATCGCACGGCTGGCGGAAGAACAATACCAGACACTCAGGAAGAAAAACGTCCGAAAGAAAGCGGATGATAATGTCCAACAAATGAGTTTGTTCTAGCCATGAAACCGAGAACGAAATTACAGTTTAGGGTAGTTGGTTTGAGTAGCCAGCTACCCGATATAAAAAGTATGATGACTGAGTGGGCTAATAATGATTGTCTGAACCATATAGGATATGCTACCAAGTCCCGTGTCGTATGTATGGAATGTGGAGAACGTTTTTCTACAGAACTTGTAAATCGCAAGCGTGCCGTTTGTCCTCATTGCGGTGCATCCTTAAAAATAGAATGGTCGAGGAAACGTACTAATAAGCAGTTTATAAGTATAGGAAAGGCGGATATATGTGAAGAGTTCCAGGTTCTCCGATGCTTTGAGCTATATGCTTATTATCGTGAAGGTGGGAAACCTCATTATTTTATTCGGGAAGTGCTTCAACATTGGATTAAAGACGATGGAAAACGGGAAGTGATGGCCCTTGCGAGAAATACAGGCTGTAGTGGGTGGTGTGGAAATCTTGTAATTCGCAACAAGACTGTGGGATCGTATTATTATATCGAAGATAATGATGTTTGCTGTGATAAATACCATCCGGATTCTGTATTCAAACCGCAATACACAAGGATGGGAATAGATTACAGACTTCATGGACTGTCATTTCTTGATGCAATTAATGCCATTCCTGTTAATCCTAAACTCGAAACGCTTCTTAAGGCAAGGCGATATGATTTGTTGGGTTATTGGCATAGGGAACGTTATAAAATTAATGACTATTGGCCATCTATAAAAATCTGTCTTCGGAATAAGTATAAAATAAAGGACGTTCCGATGTGGTTTGATTATCTGAATTTGCTTACACGCTATCATAAAGACTTGCATAATGCTTATTATGTTTGTCCTGCGAATTTGAAAAGAGCCCATGACTTATATGTGGCAAAGAAAAAGCGTGATGATGAAAAGGCACGCAAGGCACGTGATATGCAGCGTTTACTTGAGCTTAAGAAATATGCCGAAGACTACATTAAAGAGAAATCTAAATTCTTTGATTTGAAACTGTCGGATGGTAAAATAGTGGTGATACCGTTGAAAAGCCTTGAGGAATTTAAGAAAGAAGGAGAAATTATGCACCATTGTGTCTTCTCAAATGAATATTTCAAGAAGAAGGATTCTCTTATCCTTTCTGCCCGAATAGGTAGTAAACGCATTGAAACTGTTGAAGTGAATCTTAAATCGTTTCAGATAGTACAGTCAAGAGCCGTATGCAACGGAACATCGGAGTATCATGACTGCATTATCCGGCTGGTGGAGAAGAACATGAATCTGATCAAAGAACTTACTGCATGAACATCTATCACACAGAACCCAGATTCGACTGCGAGAAATTTGCTCCATGCGGGCGCATCTCCCTGCACAAATGCCGGAAATACAAAGGCAGGCTGGATGAATGCAGGGGATGTACGCTTGTATACCGTAAAGCCAAGACGGTTGCCGGTACGGAAGCCGGAAGAAAGGTTTGTCCGCATTGCGGACGTTCCCTTCCGCTCCACCGGTTCTATAACAGGACTGTCAGATGTGGGGATAAGGAATACCGATGTCTCACCTCCTGGTGCAAGATGTGTATGAGTGAAGTCGCAGCGGAAAGAAATCGTAATAATTAATTTAAAAATCCAATGAAAAACGTAACGAAAATAGCCAAGAAGTCCGCAGGGCTTAGCCAAAAATGCTCGATTTGCCCACTTATGCAAAGATGCACTTTAGAAATCCATAGAGCCTGTTTTGACAGCTTTGTAGAGGGTTTCAAGAAAGGGGCCAGAGCTGCTGAAAAAGAAATAAACAAGAAATTCAAATCGGAACAGATATGAAACAGACAACCACGTCCGAATTTAAATATTGGCTCCGGATACATGGCATCCAATTAAAATGGTTGGGTACTGGTACCAAAAACAATCCAATCAAGATTAAATCAAAAAAAAGAAATAAATAACCATGAATAGTGACAGACAGAAGATATTAACTGATTATATTTCTTACATATACACGACAGGAAGGACTTATGATACTGTCGGGAAATATATCAAGCATGTCACGGATTTTTTAGAAATGGCCAAAGAAGTGAACCGCCGTGGCTATTTGAATTATAAACGTGAAAATGCTGATGTCATGGTGCGTCATTCGCTAATGTGTTCAGCTATATGCGATCTATTATCCTATCTCAACATCGGATATGGAAAAAGGGAAAAGGCGGTGAAACCTTTGGAAAAACTTGATGTCATTTCGGATAAGAACAAGAAACAACTTAATGATTTCATTGTGTGGCTGACCGACAACAATGATTACTCTTCTCATACAGTTGATATATATTACACATCAATGAAGAAGTATTTCGAGTATGCCAATGAGGTAAACATGGATAATTGCAGGAGGTTTATAAAAAGTCTCGAAGAAGAAAAATTATCTCCCGCTACCATCCGGTTACGTATTACAGCCATTGAAAAGTTCTCTAAATGGATGAAAAAGCCGATAGAATTAAAGAGACCTAAAATGAAACGTAAGCTGGATATTTCTAATGTTCCTACCGAGAATGAATATAATCGGTTACTGGAGTATCTGAAAACAAAACTCAACAAGGATTACTATTTCTTCATCAAGGTATTGGGTACTACAGGAGCCCGGCTCTCGGAGTTTCAGCAATTCACATGGGAGGATATAGCAATTGGCGAGGTTGTTTTGAAAGGGAAAGGAAACAAGTATCGGCGTTTCTTTTTCCAGAAGCAATTACAACAGGAGGTGAAGGACTATATAAAGGAGACAGGCAAGTCCGGTACTCTTGCTGTCGGGAGATACGGACCGTTGACTCAGAGAGGTTTTTCACAACACCTGAAAGCATGGGGTAAACATTGTGGTATCGATTCAAAAAAAATGCACGCGCATGCCTTCCGACATTTTTTCGCTAAAATGTTCCTGAAAAAAAACAAAGATGTTATTCAACTGGCCGATCTTCTCGGTCATGGAAGTGTAGACACAACAAGAATTTATTTACAGAAAAGTTATGACGAACAAAAAAAAGATTTTAATCGAAACGTTACATGGTAGTGTTGCGCAGCTCAATGAACTGTCATCCATGACCGAAGGGATAGACATCTATGACGATACCGGGTGTGTTGACACTGATTTTTTGATAGAAGCGATATCTTGCGTCAGTGCCTTCATGGACGCAAGCAACATCGTCGTTCAAAAAATATCCTCACTGTTAGCACCTGACGCTCCGGTTGGGGAAAAGAAGAAACAGGCTGACGAAGGCAAAAAATGGAATGTGGAAGAAATACTGAAACATTGTACTCTTGAGAACAATATCCTCAAACTTCCTCAAGTTCAATTTAATAAAAAATCTTATGCCGAAGCAAAGAAATGGATTGAAGAAGCCGGCGGATCTTGGCAGGGTGGAAAGGCTCAAGGGTTTACATTCCCGTTCAATCCGGAGAGGGTGTTCTCAATTCTTAAAGAAGGGAAGCGCTGTAATCTTCAGCAGGAATATCAGTTTTTTGAAACGCCGGCTGAGGTGGCGGACTGGCTGGTTATGCTTGCCGGCGGAATACATGAAAATGATACGGTACTGGAACCGAGTGCCGGCCGCGGTGCTCTCATTAAAGCCATTCATCGAGCTTGTCCTTCTGTAACGGTAGAATGTTATGAACTGATGCCGGAAAACAGAGAGTTTTTGCATTCGTTGGAAAATGTGATACTGCTTGATGAAGATTTTACGAAAGACAGTGTAGGGCATTACACTAAGATTATTGCCAATCCTCCATTTTCCGGTAATCAGGATATAGCTCATGTAAAGCTTATGTATGAACGTTTGGAACAAGGTGGAACCCTTGTGGCAATAACCAGCCAACACTGGAAATTAGCTTCGGAAAAGAAATGTATTGATTTCCGCAACTGGCTGAAAGAAGTACATGGAGAAGTGTTTGAAATCAGCGCAGGCGAGTTTAAAGAGAGTGGCACATCCATTAGTACAATGGCGGTAGTTATAAAAAAATAATTCAAAACGATATAAAAATGAATGGAATCCACCTGTGTGAAAGATGTAAATATTGCACGCATTCACCCAATTTATTTCAGCCATATTATTGGTGTTCGTGGTATGGGAAAGAAGTAAAAATACCGATTAACAGATGTGATAAAATAACTCTCAAAACTAAATAAAAATGAAAATAACCCATCCCAGACCAAGAGAGTCGCCCGATCATACAGGATCTTTGAGAATATTAATATAGTCCTAACAATTACCTGTCAAACAATGATAACATTGAATAAATTGGCGAAGAGATGCCTTGAAACAGCAATGCGCAAAGGTAAAATCAATAATTATACCTCCAGGCGTGCCTTTATCTTATTGATTTCTGTTAAATGGAGGGAATTGCTTGAAGCTTCGAAATATCACAGCAAGCATCTGCCCGGCTATTCAGAACAGGAGATTGCCGCTGCAGGTATCATCATTTCCACCATAACTTATCTAAGCCGTATCGGATGCGCAAATATCGAGCAACTGATCAAGGATACGATAGAGTTCAATGACAACAAGGATGAATAGGTGTTGTGACTGACTTGAGTGATGTTGATTTTAAGTGTAGTTGATAAATAGTGAGTTATGACAAAAAACATTTCTATAAAGCTGCTGGACTTCAACAAGGGCCAGCTCGCCGGGCTTCCGAAGAACCCACGTTTCTTCCGGGACTATCGCTTCGAAGCGATGAAAAAAAGTATTTCCGACTCTCCTGAGATGCTTGATCTCCGTGAACTTATCGTTTTTCCATCAGAAGGCAGATACATTGTCGTTTGTGGTAACCTGCGTTTACGTGCCTGTAAGGATTTGGGCTATAAAGAACTTCCTTGCAAGGTGCTGCCAGACGATACACCCGTAGCCAAGCTTCGTGAATACGCCACAAAAGATAATGTAAGTTTCGGTGAGAATGATATGGATATTATGGAAAACGAGTGGGATAAGGCTGAGTTACAGGACTGGGGTATTGAGTTTGCTCCAGAAAAGGAAAAGGATGAATTCAAGGATCGTTTCAACGCCATATCGGATGACAACGCCCTGTATCCTCTCATTCCCAAATATGATGAGAAACATGAACTATTCATCATTATTTCCGGTAATGAGGTGGACAGCAACTGGCTCCGTGAACGGTTGGATATGCAGCACATGAAATCCTACAAGACCGGCAAGATAAGCAAATCGAATGTCATTGATATAAAAGATGTACGCCATGCCTTGCAAAATAGTAATTCCAAGCCATAAAAGGCATGACAGAGTGTTCGCCAAAAAGTTGGTGAATGATCCCATTGTCTGTGTGGCCGAGAGCCAAGCAGACCTGTATCGTGAATTTAACCCGGATTGCGAGATTGTCACCCATCCCGATGACATCATTGGTCTTATCCCCAAACGTAATTGGATGGCAAGATATTTCGGGGAGCTGTTCATGCTCGATGATGATGTCCATGCCTGCAAAACTCTTTATGCGGAGAAAGGCGAGTCCGGAAGAGTGAAAGACAAAGACAAGATTACCCGGATTATCCTCTCACTCCATGAAATGGCCAGTCTTATGGATATCCACCTTTTCGGCTTCACCTCACGGATATCACCTGTGATGTATGACGAAACAAGCTTTCTTTCTCTTTCAAAGATGATAACAGGATGCAGTTACGGAATTATCTATAACAAAAATACCTGGTGGAACGAGGAACTGAGACTCAAAGAAGATTTTTGGATAAGCTGTTACATGAAGTATAAGGAACGGCGTGTACTCACAGACCTCAGATACAACTTCGAGCAGAAAAATACATTTGTCAATGCAGGAGGGCTGGCCTCTATCCGCAATCAGGAAGAGGAACGGCGGTCCATTCTTTTCATCAAGAAAAACTTTGGTGACAGCATCCTGTTGAAGAGCGCAACCAACAACGGTAAGGACAAGACAAAGCAGCTCGTGCAATATAACATAACCTGTAAATTCAAATACTGATAATCAGATGAAAAAGGCGATAAAATGGCGAAGATTCTGTTTGCAAAACTTGTCAATTACGACTATCTTTACTAATGTAATAAACAATAAGTCAAACCAAAAAACTAAAAATTATGACTATCAGAACTGTTGGAGGCTATGATTTTTTTGAAGTATCTTCTGCAATGCAGAAAGCGATCAGAAGGGCTGACGCAGCGGTTGCAGGCTTTTTCGCTTTGGAACTGTGGACCAGTGGTTACAGGGATTATGTATGGAAGCGTTTGTTCACCATCTCCGCCGAGGATTGCTATGGAATCGTGACCGGAGAAATAGAAGCATTATGGCAGGGACACGAGGTCGTAAACAAGAAAGCCACAGAACCCAAAGGGCGTATCTTTGTAAGCAAAGCTGTTCTTCTGCTGTGCGAATGCCGGAAGAATCGTGATGCCGACCACTTGCAGAACTTCATTTATGACCGCAAGGATGTCGATATAGAAAAATGGATTGAGGATATCAGACAAAGCCCCATACCCATTCCACCTTATACATTCGATGTGCATACCCGCAAAGGCAAGAAGAAGGGACGCATGAAAGCCGAGTTTTTCCGGGAAGAGTATGAAGCCCTGCAACCGCGTGTTCCCGGCTTGTTCGATGATATAGTTCCCCAAAAACAACAGGATTTGTTTAACGAGACCACGGCGCATTAGTCGTGGCCTTTTCATATAGTCAAACCAAATAACATTGAATTATGAACAGAAAAGAAAGACAAGAAGCGAAAGCTGGCAGGTACAGGGAACTTGCAGAAAAAGCGATGAAAGAATCTAAGGAGGCTTACAGTCAAAGCCATAAGTTAGTGGAGAACATCCCCATGGGACAACCCGTACTTATAGGGCACCATTCAGAAAGTACTCATCGACGAATTCTGGACCGCTCATGGAATACGCTGGGAAAAGCGGTAAAGCTTAGCGAGAAAGCTGAATATTTTGAACAAAAAGCCAAGGCGGCAGAAAGTAATGCCTCAATTTACTTGGGAGATGACGATGCCGTAGAACGGCTGGAAGAAAAGCTGGCCACCCTTGGAAAGAAACAGGAAACAATGAAAGCCACCAACAAGATTCTCCGCTCCAAGAAGCTCTCCGAAATTGAGAAACATGATAAACTGAAAGAGTTAGGATATTCCGAAAACGGGATAACACAACTCTTCATTCCCGACTGTTTTGGTGAAATAGGGTTTCCCAGTTATATCATTACCAATAATGGATCTAATATCCGGCGGGTCAAAGAACAGCTTGAGAGAGCCAGAAAAATGAAAATGACAGAGAATAAGGAATACACCATCAATGGTGTAAGTCTGGTTGAAAATTATTCAGAAAACCGCCTGCAACTGTTCTTTCCTTCCATTCCGGATGCAGACATACGTAACCAACTGAAGAAAAATGGTTTCAAATGGTCACGCTGTAATGAATGCTGGCAGTCCTATCTGAACCATCGGAATATTGACAGCGCGAAAAAGATTATTTCCGAGTGATAGAACAACCACCCCATAAAACCCAATTTATTAACTCTAAAACGATTAAAGATGAAGATGATTGTAACTGGCAGCGAAGGCTTCATAGGCAAAGCCCTCTGTCAGGAATTGAAAAGACGTGATGTTGAAGTGATCGGAATTGACCGGAAAAACGGCAAGGATGCCGCAAGCATTTGCGACATCCTCAAAAACGGAGATATAGACTGTGTATTCCACCTGGCCGCACAGACTTCCGTATTCAATGGAAACATCCCCCAAATCCGAAAAGACAACATTGACACTTTCATAAATGTCGCTGATGCCTGCAACAGGTATCATGTAAAATTGGTATACGCAAGTTCGTCTGCCGCCCATCCATGCAACACAACCTCCATGTATGGCATATCCAAATACTTCAACGAGCAGTACGCCTCATTCTATTGCAAAGACGCGACAGGCGTCCGGCTTCATAACGTGTACGGTTCCCTCCCACGTAAAAGAACTCTTCTCTGGTTTTTATTCAATAGAGGAAAAGTCAAACTGTACAACTACGGCCGGAATATCCGTTGCTTTACATACATTGATGACGCGGTACAAGGACTCATCTATGCCTACGGCTCACACAAACGCCTTGTCAATGTGGCGAACATGCAACCTATCACCGTAAAAAGCTTCGCAGAAATTGTGGGATCGTATAAAAGCATTGATATTGAACTGGTGGAGACCACCCGTGAACATGACAATTCTGAACAAGTAGTGGACAGGTACATTTTCTTAGTACCTTTGTCCTACACCTCCGTAGAGAATGGAATCAGAAAGATTTTTGCCGGACGGAGAAACCAAACGCCCCAAAATTCCAAGACGGAGGAAGGATAGCGCCCAATGAAATTACTTTTTAAGTTTTAATCCACCTGCAGGAAAAGAAGTCTTAACCCCATCTTTTTTTCTTGCAGGCTTAAATATAAAACCATATGACATCAAAAGAAGACAGACCACTGACACTCAAACAAGAAAATTTCTGCCAATATTATGTAGATATCGAAGGCAATGCAAGCGAAGCCTACCGCATGGCTTACAATGCTTCCAAAATGAAGGCAGAAAGTGTATGGACTGAAGCCAGCCTTCTCTTGTCAAACCCAAAGGTCTCCCAAAGGATAAATCAAATTAAGGAACAACGTGCCAAAGATTCCGCAGTCAGACGTGAGGCGGTTGAGAAGGTTCTCTATGATATTGTAATGGCTGACCCCAAAGACTTATATATACTTGATTCTTCAACAGGCAAAGTAAAATTAAAGCGACCCGACCAAATGCCCAAACGTATCCGGAATGCAATGAAGAAGATAACCAACAAGAAAGGAGAAGTTTCCTATGAGTTCACAGGTAAGACAGAAGCCGCCCGGCTTCTTGGTGCATGGAACGGATGGGATGCCGAAAAGACCATCAATGTAAAAAATGACGGCGATAAGATCGGTGAACTGCGCATCGGTTTTGACGAAAACGACAAATCGGATAAATAGAACAGCACACTAACACTTTTTCTTTATCTGCCCTAGGAGAATCACCTACTTATAGAACAGTATATGGTTATAAATTACAAGAAACTCAATCCTAATTGTTTTCATCTTTTGAAGTATTTGCAGGATGCTTCATTACGATTCATCATCCTGTATGGCGGTTCATCATCCGCCAAGTCATTCAGTATAGCTCAGGCTATCCTTATAATGACCTTGCAGGATTCCGAGAACACTAAAGTATTCAGAAAAGTCGGTGCAGCTCTGAAAGATTCCATATATGAAGCATTCAAGGAAGCTTCAAAGACTTTGAATGTCTATCATCTTTTTGACTTTAAGGAAAGGCGCATAGTCTGCAAGTTCAATGGAGCTAAAATTACTTTTTCCGGTCTGGATGATTCCGAAAAGATCAAAGGACTAGAGAATTACAAGCGTGTGTTTCTTGAAGAGTTTTCTGATTTTGAACACGGAGATTTCAAACAGATAAGGAAACGTCTGCGTGGCAAGCACGGCCAGCAAATAATCTGTTCATTTAACCCCATCAAAATTACCCACTGGATTAAGAAAGAGATATTCGACAAGGACAAATGGCATGATATCCCGATGGAAGTAACTTTGGGTGGCAAGAGAATCCCTGAAGAACTTACAACGGTAAAGTCACTAAGAATGAATGAGCCCAAACAGATTATGAATGTCCGGACGAAAGAGATTGTGGAACATCCGGGCGACACTGTCCTCATCCAGTCCACTTATCTGAATAACTTCTGGGTTGTCGGATCTCCGGACGGCACATACGGCTATTACGATGAACAGTGTGTCGCCGACTTCGAGAAAGACCGTATCAACGATCCGGACTACTATAATGTCTATGCACTGGGCGAATGGGGAGTCATACGTACCGGCAGTGAATTTTTCGGCTCGTTCAAAAGAGGACAGCATTCGGGAGAGCGCCCGTATAATCCGAGTCTGCCTGTTCATCTTTCTGTCGATAATAATGTGCTGCCGTTCATCAGTATCAGTTACTGGCAAGTGGATTTCACTACAGGCATAAAGATATGGCAGTTCCATGAAACATGTGCCGAATCCCCGAATAACACAGTGAGGAAATCATCCAAACTGGTCGCCAAATATCTGAAATCAATAAGGTATTGCGACAAGCTGTTTGTCCATGGCGATGCATCCACCAAATCAGCCAACACTTTTGATGATGAGAAACGCTCCTGGATGGACTTGTTCATCGAAACATTAAAGAATGAAGGTTTCGACATAGAAGACAAAGTGGGTGACAGAAATCCGTCCGTTGCCATGACAGGCGAGTTCATCAATGCGATATTCGATTTCCAGATACCCGGCATTGAAATCTGCATTGACGAAAGTTGTACGATATCTCTTGAGGACTATATGAGTGTCCAGAAAGATTCCAATGGTGGCATATTAAAAACAAAAGTGAAAAACTCCACTACCAAGCAGTCGTATGAGGAACACGGGCATTTGTCCGACACGTTCCGATATATTGTCCATGACTTGTGCCACGAAAGTTTTATCGAGTTCAGCAACCGGCGCAAACGGAATTTATACGCAGGTAAAGGAATGCTCGACTTCTTCAATCCGGATACTGTACATAATTATACAGACAGCGTGGTTTATATAATGCCGAATGTGGCTGGAACATTCCTTCTTGTACATACGCGCCGTTGCGGCAACACATGGCATCTGACAGATGCCATGTTTAAAGACACATCATCCGTTGACGAGATAAAAAAGGCCATCATGTGCCATGAAGCAAAGACCCATATATTTGAATGTTCTCCTGTCTATTATCAGATGGTAAAGGAGCTGAGACAAGAGATGAAAGGGGCGGATATCAGAGTGATAAAAGAATATTCCGATGTAGACAAACGCATATCCGCCACATCTGACTTTATAAAGAAAAATCTTCTTCTTTCCCCCAAGAAATTTGAAGAATCACGGGAATACGGCAATTTTGTAACCAACCTGATGGACTACAACGTTGATTGCGAAAATAAGGGAGCCAGTACGGTTCTCAGTGGTTGGGGGCACTACATAATAAAATCGCGTTCCAGCTAAAATAAGTTATAATCAACTTGTATACAAGTTATTACACATCACTTCCTCCCCTCTCCTATTTTCAAGATTGAGGTATTTTGTAAAATGAAAGCTTCTTCTCTTTACATTTGCCGGAAACAGATTCCTATATGACAATTTTAGAAAATATATTTGGAAAGAAGAAGAGCACCGATATTTCCAGCCTTGTAGCTCAGGAAGTTGACAAGATATTCTCCGCCCTGTCAAAAAGAAGATTCAGACTTAGCGAAGACATATACAGCCCATATGTGGCTGATTCCAATTTCCTTACTCTTTTCAACACCGTCGGTGAGATATTCTTCCCTATCGACTTTCTTGCCAGCCGCATTGCTGGGGGTAGGTTCATACTCAAAAAAGCTTCCGATGATTCGGTCGTATGGAACAACAAGCAGTTCAATGACCTGATAGACCGTCCTAATTGTTTGAATTCATTTCAAGGGATTGTCTACCAACATTTTGTATATAAATATGCTACCGGTAACAGCTATTTGAAATGCGTTGTACCTGAAGCATTTCAAACATTAAAGACCCCAATTTACAAAAAATGCAAAAATTATTGGGTGCTTCCATCAGATAAGGTTACCATCCGATTGAAGAACTATATCCCCTTATTCGGTAATGCCGAGAAAGAAGATATAATTGACTATTACCTGTTACAGTACGGGCTGAACTATGCTGAACAGATCAATCCTAATTTCATTTATCACGATCAGGACGGTAACACAGATTATAGAAATGACAACTTTATAAAAGGTCATTCGCGGCTGTATTCCGTAAAGATGGCCATTGACAATCTCATTCCTGTTTATCAGGCTAGAAATGTGATATACATGAAACGTGGAGCCTTGGGAATATTCGTTTCCGAAAAAAAGGACGAAACGGGTACAGTTGCCATGACCGAAGATGAAAAGAGAAATCTCCGTGAGGAATTCAACGAGAATTACGGCCTTGACAACAGCAGGTTTCCGTATGGATTAAGTGATGTTCCTATGGATTTCATCCGCACCAACCTCAGCATTCAGGAATTACAGCCTTTTGAAGAAACATTGAATGATGCCATCATAATTGCCGGTGTATTTGGTGTTCCGCCGGAACTTGTACCACGCAAGGACCACAGTACATTCAATAATCAGAAATCCGCTGAGAAGGGAGTCTACACCTCCAAGATAATCCCGGCAGCCAGGCGCTACGCCAGTGAACTGACACGTATGTTGGGATATGACCGTGACGGATATTACATTGATGTCGATTTCAGTCACGTGGACTGCCTTCAGGAAGGGCAGAAGGAAAAGGAGGAAGTTTCTAAAATCATATCGGAACGTGCGATGGGCGAATTTCAGAATGGTATCATCACCCTGAATGATTACCGTGCCCGTATCGGGGAAAGCAAAGTTGAAAACTCCCTGTTTGACAAACTTCTGTACGAGATGTCTGACAAGGAGCTTGAGAGAGTAAAGAAAATCTTAAGTATAACTAAAAAATCAAATGACAATGGACAAAGAGTTGAGAAGCCTTCAGTTGAAGACGAAGGCGAATGATGTTGATGAGCAGAAAGGCATTGTTACGATTGCCGTTAATGGTATCGGTATTAAAGATACGCAAGGTGATATCTCTGATAGCGGTTCTTTCAATAAAACGATCAACGAGTTTTTCTTAAAACGTGGCAAACATCTACTGGACCATGACAAGACAAAACTTATAGGTTGCCCTATTGAAGCGAGGGAAGATAACATGAATCTGGTTATCGTATCCAAAATGAACCTTAACAAACAGATCGGACGGGAAACATTTGAAGATTACAAACTTTATGCTGAATGTGGCAAGACACTGGAGCATTCCATCGGTGTGAAAGCCGTCCGCAGGGATGTGAATGATCCGGCCCATGTCAAAGAATGGTTTCTTGGGGAAGCCTCCACCTTACAAGCATGGGGATCAAACCCTCAGACATTTCTTGTGGATATAAAGAGTGATGACAGTATTGACACACAGCGCGCGAAGCTTACATCATCTCTTGAAATGATAAACAAAGCTCTGAACATGAGATATTCGGATGAGCGGTTAAATGATTTAAGTATGAAACTGGATCTTATCGAAAAGGCATTGACAGGAAACAGCAATATGGTTACCTGTCCAGAATGCGGTCATACATTCGACTATGACCAACAGGCTGAAACCACGTTCAACAATCAGGTGCTTGACCTTGCCGCCATGTATCAGAGATGGATTGTAGAGGATATTGTCCGAACCGAAATGGATAAACTGAAACCTGAAATCCGTGAGCAGGTTATAGCTGTCCTTGACGCCCATAAAAGCCTTGATGTTGACTTGACAGGCAAAAGCATAGAGGATATCGTAAGCTATGTTCGTTGTCCTCACTGCTGGAGCCGTGTATATAGAACAATGATTTCCAAGATTGCAGATACCAAACCTGAAGCTGCTGTCGCGCCGTCAGATGACACCCGGCAGCCTGCTGATGACAAGGGAAATGAGAAGCACGAAACGAATCTCTCGCTTGCTGCAAAATTGAGTCAATTTATTTAATGTTTAACCCAAAAACGAATTTGAAATGAAGACTTTTTTAAAAATTGTGGGGAAATACCAATCCCTTATTATGTTTGCCATTGTGGCTGTCGTTTGTACAGTATGTGCCTTGAATGGTCCGGAACATGTAACCGGACTTTTGGTTGCAGCACCTGTCTCCCTGATTTCTTTCGCCAAACAGGAAAAGGACATGACCGATGAGGAAAAATCTCTTTTGGGCAGTATCCAGTTGAAATGCAAACAAGTATGTGATGAATTTGCCGAAGGTCTGATGACAAAGGAAGATATTGAGAACAGGTTCAAGGATATCTCCAAGAATATCACAGAACAGTTGAAACATCTTTCCAATTTTGAAGATATTAAAAAGTCCTATGATGAACAGGCTGAAAAGGTGACAGCTCTGGCGGAGGCTTTCGACAAGATCAAGGAAAAAGGCGGTCATATGACTTCCGTCAATGAAGTGGAGAAAGCTGTTGGTGAATTTCTTGACAGTCCTGCATGCCAGGATTATTTTGCGAACCGCACCAAGACATCCGGTTCCATGAATCTTGATTTAAAAGGCATCGTATCCATCACCGAAAGTTCCAATACGCCAAGAAGCAACAACCGCTCGACAGGACGTGTTGTCACCGCAGTCAACGAACAGAAACTGAATCTCCGTGATCTGATGATGGTTGAACAGGGTGATCCGTCCGCACTGTCCATCTCATACGAACAGGTCTATGATTTTGACCGCAATGTCATGGTTGTAGCAGAAAACGGTATGTTGGCTGAATCATCTTTGAAATTCAAGGAAGAGTTCACGAATGTAAAACGTATCGGTACCCACATGAATCTGTCAAAACGTTTGTTGAAGGCAAAGCAGTATGTAGTATCATTCATCCTCAACCGTCTGCCTTTATGGGTCAAATTCTCCGAGAACTATCAGATTATGTTCGGTGACGGTACCGGGGACAATCTGAAAGGTATCACCCGTTATGAAGGCGTGGATTGTGTTTCCAAATTCATTGCCGGTAATTATGTTACCATCTCTGCCGGTGCCATTGAGTCACTCGAGGCTGCAAACGGCCAAACAATCATAACTCTAGCCGCAGCCAATGACAAGATTATTGACAAGATGAAGGTGACCCTGTCAGGTGCGACAGTAGAGACAGGCTTGAACGATACTTTCGATATTCATAAAATCAATGACCGTAAATTCGCTATTGATTTTGACTACAAGGGAACCGAAACTTCAGTAGCCAAAATGTCCGGAGCCATTAAAAGCGGTATGTTCGGTTCTGTGGAGGACCCGAACATGAAGGATGTCGTGAACGCTATCTTCGCCGTACTTAATTTTGGCCAGTATTCACCTAATGCCTTGGTTCTGCATCCGTCCACAGTCTTCACTATTTCCACCGCCAAGGATACAACCGGCAGAAATCTTGAGTTAATTACCGAAGTGAACGGTCGTAAATATATCGGCAACGTACCTGTTATCGAATGTAACGCCATCGGTGTCGGCAAATACTTTGCCGGTGACCTTTTGAACGGTTGTTCTCTGATAGACTACACCACTCTGGCAATCGAATTCGCAGATGATGTCAACACCAAACTGAAAAACATGACCACAGTCATGATTCAGGAAGAACTGATGATGCCTGTCTACATGCCCTGGGCATTCGCTTATGGTGATCTGGACGATGTATTGGAAGCAATCACTAAATCCGCATAAAGAATATGAAGTACATACTTGAAGGTGACGAAAAGGAACTCGGGCGTGTGCTTCGTGAGCAGCGTATCCGTATAGGTAGAGGGCTGATAAAAATCACTCCTATCTCCGGTACGCTGGTCCATGAGGACTATGCGTTAAAAGCCATTGAAGCCCAAGTCAAAGAACTGACAGAGACATTGGCTCAGAAAGATGGGCAGATAGAATCACTTACCAGTGAACGAGATTCTCTGAGAGCCCGTATGACCGAGATGGAAGCCAGCGGCAGTATGCCTGAAACGGATGAAAAGGAAATCGATATGAAAGACAGTAAGACACTGAATATCACCGACAGCAATAATCTGCCAGAAGATGATTCCATGTCCATAGATATGGATAATGTCAATCCATCTGTGAACACCAGCGGAAAGAAAACAACTAAAAAGAAGTAGTCATGTCTATGCTTGTTGATGTATCATATTTCATATCCGGCCCCCGGCAGATAAGAAACGCCACTACCGCCAAGATGCCGACCGCTGAAGGACTTTCCGCCAACAATGTCATTTACGGGTATATCCGTTCTTTTCAACGGAAATTCCTGAATGATGTTGTCGGCTTCACGCTTGCCGGTCAGATTACGGATTATCTTGAGATAATTGAAAATGAATCCCCAAAAACAGAGAATGATACTGTTTCTCCTTATGAATATGTGTGCAGGCAGTTACGTGAATCTTTTGCCGATTATGTATTCTATCATATTTTACGTGACATGAATACAGATGCGACTGTTACCGGACTTATACAGTTGAAATCATCCAACAAGCATGTTTCCCCGCTCCAACGTCAGGTAAGCACATGGAATACAATGGTTGAAAGAAACAAACAATTCGTTTGTTGGGCTTCTTCCGATGAATGCCCGTTCAAAGTGAACGTCAACAAGAATCTGTTAACTCCAATAAACAGCTTTAACCTATGACAATGGATATAGTGGATATCTTTCGTGATGTAGTTTCCAAGGCTTCCCGGAATCTTAAGATTCTATGTCCTGACGGCAACGGAGGGTTTCAGGAGGTGGATAATCCGCCATTGAACTATATCTTCGGGAACAGTCAATATATCAAGGATACTCTTGATGTATACAGTCAGTCTGAACGGCAGTTGCCTTTGAAGTTTCCTCTTGTCGCTTTATTTTGTCCGATAAGTGAGAGACGTGACAGCCGGCATTACTATTCAAAGTCAAAGGTTTCATTAGTTATCGCCTGCCCGTCAACCAAAGATTGGACAAACGAGGAACGCGAGGTAAACTCTTTCAAGAATATCTTGCGCCCGATTTATGGAAGGTTACTTGATGTATTACTCGAAGACAACCGGTTTGACTGGGGAGTGGATGACAAAGTAAGGCATGTTTATTCCGAGAACTATTCTTATGGCAGATACGGTGCAATGACAGCTACCGGACAGGAAGTGAGCGATCCTATTGATGCCATTGATATCAGCTCGATGGAAATAACTATTAATAATCCCAATTGTAGAAGATTATGAAAAAGATTAGAACTTGTGCCGGAACCCATATTAATTCGGGTAGTTCGGCTTGTAAGATTGATTGGTCAAAAGTTAAAGGAGCGATTCTGGTCGAACCGGGAACAAAACTTCCTGATGATGTTACAGCAGAAAAATTGGCAGAGATGTGCCATGCGGACCGCCCCGGCCGGATTTATCCAATCTCCCCGTTTTTCGAATATGCAAAAAACGGCGGAGAGGCCCAGATAAGCGCGGTCGGATATGGTCCCAACCAGTTTAACGGACTCAATGCACAAACGGATACATTCACTCTGGCAGGCTTTGATGAAGTGCTGAACGCACAACTATTGAAAGCAGCAAACAGGGAATGGGACGTCTATTTCTGGAACAAGGACTATATGCTTATCGGGTATAATGACGGTACAGACTTACTTGCAGGTATTCCGATGTCCACTGTTTATCCAACTGTAACCCAATACCCGGCAAGTGGCGCCAAATCAACAATGACAATAAGTTTCTGCCACATGGATATTGAAGACAGCCTGCTGAATTTCGACTTCATCCAATTAGGATTCGATCCCAAGTATTCCCTCAGAGGGCTGATCGGTGTGGAACTTGTCAGCATGACCAGCAATAAATACAAGATTATTGAAAAGATTGGTGCTTATGACCGTACTCCTGAATTCGGACAACTCATAGCAGACAAAGCCGCTGAAGTGCTGGATAATGCAACAACCGCTACTTACGCTGACGGTGTGCTGACCATTACTCCGAAAGATTCCGGAACTCCATCTCTAAAGGCACCTTCCATCCTATTTGAAAACAATATCAAATATATCGAGCAGGTATGAAAATCGAAGGAGTGACATTTGTAGAGAACGCTGTAAAATCCATGACAAAGGAAGAGTTCATTGAAAGACACATTAAAGTATTATGGCAAGACCGCAAAGAGGCATCACGCAAAAAGATGCTCTCTGACACCTACGATAAGATTGTGGGGAAGGAAGCTACGAAAGAAGATTGACAACCCGGCCGGACGTCATTGTCCGGCCTTATCTTTAATTTATGGCAAACATATATGAAGTATCAAAAACAATCAATGCCATAGCCGCCGGACTTGAAGAGGAATGTCTGAACTGCATGGATGCAAACAAGAGCATTATCAGAGACTGTATTCAGGAACAGTTATATAGCGGTATGGACGGAACAGACAGATGTCTGAGCCCTACTTATGACAACGATCCTTATTTCAATGAGCCGGGTCCCTGGCAGAATAAGCCTGAAAAGTACAAGCGATGGAAAGAAAAAATCACACCTCCGGTAGTCAGTTTTCTGTTAAACCTGCCCCCGCGCCCTTCTGAGATTCCCAACCTTTTCATTACCGGTACTTTCTATGACAGCATCAGGTTGGAAAGATTGAACAGGAGTATGAGCGTATTTACGGAAGGATTTATAGACGGTCCCGATATCCAAAAGAAATATGGTGACAATATATTCGCTTTAGGCTCTTCCGCAAAGGAATACTTCATCATAATGCACCTCAGACCATGGATTGAGAATTTTTTCAAAGAATGTGGATATAAATAATATTATCATGTCATGCGGTTGTAAGATAAAAAAAGAAATGAGTGAACTTGAACGTGTAAGTGAACTCGCCCGTAAAGCGGCCATGCTGGACGAATGTATTTATGTCATCTACTTGAAAGCTGACGGCAGTTACTCATTTGACCGACTGGGCACAGAGATAAAAGGCACGATTGTAGAATACAGACATTATTTGTAATTATGGCAGAATTAAAGATAACCGATCTTGTTGATGAGAAAGAAATAGAACAGGTAAAACAGCTTGGTCTGGAAATAGAGAAAGTAAAGTCTATTTACGGCGATGCAGCCAAGGAACTGGCTAAAGGATTAAAAATGAATGTCGAAGTTGTCGGTGACTTGGACAAGCTAAACGCTGTCATTATAACCCAGGCTAAAAAAGCTGACGGTGCGACCAATGATTTGAATGCAGCATTAAAAAAACAATCTGAATTGGCTGAGAGAGTTGCCAAAAGCCTCGATGAACAAATCAAGAGTGGCAACTTATCAGCCACACAGATGAAAAAGCTTACCGATGCCAGCAAAAAAAATGCCGAATCATTGGAGAAACTGGCCAAAGCAGAGGCTACAGTTGAAAAGGCTCAAAGAACCTCGAATACGGCTAAAAAATCTGCCAACGTAACAGAACAGGAGCGTCAAAAGATTATAACTGATGCCATTGCCGCCACTTACAAGGAAATCCATAGCATTCAGGAAGCTAACGACATGAACAGGCTGTTGCGCAAGGCTGTGAAACTTGTACGGGACACGGATGAGGAATATATCCAGACTATCGGACGTCTAAACTCCACCATCGGGGTTAATACTGATTATGTGAAGCGTAATTCTGACCGGTACACCCAGCAGAAAATGACTGTTGGTGATTATACCGAATCCATAAAACGTGCATGGATGGAGATTCAACGAGGTAATTCCGCTATGAAGAACATGGGAATCATTGCTAAAAGTACGGGCAATCTGTTGAAAACAAGCTTCAACAGCGGAATAAGCCAAGTAACAATCGGTGTCGGCAGTATGATCAAAGGAATGCTAGGTGCTCAAGCGGTTATTGCAGGAATTCAAAAGCTGACAGGAGCTATCAGACAAGGAGTTAATACAGCTATTGATTTTGAAGCGGCAAACAGTAAGCTCGCTGCCATATTGGGTACGACCAAAGGAGAGATAAAAGACTTGACAGCAGATGCTAGGCGTTTAGGAGAAGCGACAAAATACACCGCCTCAGAAGCGACCAACCTGCAAATAGAATTATCCAAATTAGGCTTTTCCAAGACAGAGATACTTGATATGACCGAGGGAGTGCTGAAATTTGCCCAGGCTACTGGTGCTGAATTGCCGGAAGCTGCTGCTTTGGCTGGTGCGGCTCTACGTATGTTCGGGGCTGATACGGAAGAAACGGAACGGTACGTATCCGCAATGGCTGTCGCAACAACCAAGAGCGCCCTTTCCTTTTCCTACCTTCAGACAGCAATGCCCATCGTCGGACCTGTTGCCAAGGCCTTCAACTTCACAATAGAAGACACATTGGCCTTATTGGGCAAACTGGCAGACGCAGGATTTGATGCTTCCATGTCGGCTACAGCCACCCGGAATATATTACTGAATTTGGCTGATGGCAGTGGTAAATTAGCACAAGCTCTTGGTGGACCGGTTAAGACATTACCGGAATTGGTTGACGGATTGAAAAGATTAAAAGAACAAGGGATTGATCTGAATTCCACACTAGAAATGACCGATAAACGAAGTGTGGCAGCTTTTAACGCCTTTCTGACCGCATCAGACAAGATCGTTCCTCTCCGTGACCAGATTACAGGAGTGGAAGATGACTTGAATAAAATGGCCGATACTATGGGGAACAATGTACAAGGCGCATTGTATAACTTATCATCAGCCTGGGAATCTTTGATGCTGACTATAATGGACAATACCGGAGCCATGAAGGATTTTATCGACATGGCAACAAATGGCATACGCAAAATAAATGAATGGCTAATGAACGCGGAACAACTTGCGGATAAGCAAGTTGAAACAGCCAAGAGAGCAGCATCCCCTTATGCGGAGGAATCCATAAAATCTGAGATTATTGCCATAAACCGTTTGAAAGATGAATATCTGAAGGCCGGGGATGACGAAACGACAGCATTGGAAAAAGCCAAAAATGAAAGAATTGCCATTTTGGAGCAAGAGTTATCAAAGCAACAGTCCTTAAGGAATAAATTCTATAATGAGAACCAGCAGTTATGGAAAGATATGGGAGATGCTTCATTCTTCAAACAGGCGTTTGGACTGGAAAAGACAAATGCCGAATTCAGCGAGGAACAGACAAAAACCTGGAATGAATATCTGGATAAAGTAACTAAAGTGACTTCTTTGGAAAAACAGATTGCGGATATCAGGAAAATATCAAATTCCACTGATGTAACTATCGGCACCACTCGACTGACAGACGAGGAGAAGAAAGCCCTTGAAAAAGCTGAGAAAGAAAGGTTAGCCATAAAAGAGAAATATCAGCAAAGCGAACTGGCATTGATGGATGAAGGACTTGAAAAACAGATTAAATCCATCAGTCTGAATTATAGCAGGCAAATCGCAGCAATCAGAGGTAACAGTGAGGAGGAAAGCGCTACTAGAAATAACCTTGCTGAAAAGATGGAAAAGGAAATCTCTGATGCTAAAATCAAATTTGCCCTAGACGCTGAAAAAAATAATCTTTCAAATCGTATGGCCATAATACAAAAAGGTACTCAGGAAGAACTAGACCTTAAGATAAAGATGCTTGATCTGGAGCGTGAGGAGGAGATGAACACCGCCGAGAAATCCGGTGAGGATGTCTTTCTTATTGATGAAAAGTATAAGAAAAAAAGACAGGGTCTGTTGGAAGAATTCGCAGCCGAACAGATTCTCCAAATTGCTGATAATGCGGCAGCCGAACAGGCTGTGCGTGACAGGCAGTTCCAGACAGATTTATTAAATCTGAAAAGACGCAAAGAAACAGAGAACATGTCTTCCGAGCAATATGCAGAAGAAGAATACCTAATCAAACTTGATTATGTCCGTAAAACTACAGAAGCCGCCATTGATGCCATTGAACAGGAATTGAATGTTGACAACTTAAGCGCAAAAGACCGGAAGAAACTTACCGAGGAATTATGTAAGTTGAAAGCTGATCTGGCTAATAAGGAAGCAGATGCCGAGATTACAGCCATTGAAAAAATTAACAAGGCGGAAGAAAAAGCTTACAAGGAACGCATCAAGAATCTGAAAAAATGGCTTCAGACAGCATCACAGGCTGTCAGTACCATCGGCGATCTGGTCGGAACCTTGTATGACGGGCAACTGGATAAGATAGAGGAAGAGTCCGAAGCGAACACTGATGCCCATGACTCGGAAATAGAAAGAATAGAATTGCTAAAGGAGCAGAAAATTATTTCTGAGGAAGAAGCGCAGGCCAGAAAGCGTGCCGCAGAGAACAAGACCCGTAAAAAGGAAGAAGAATTGGAAAAAAGACGTCAGGATATCCAATATAAACAGGCTGTTTGGGATAAAGCTGCAAATATCGCCAATGCTAGCATAGCAACAGCACTAGCAATAACCGAAGCACTACCTAATTTTGTACTGGCTGCATTAGTCGGAGCCATGGGCGCTGTACAAGTCGCCACTATCATGGCAACTCCGATTCCCAAATATGCCAAAGGAACTGACAACCATACAGGAGGTCCTGCCATTGTCGGCGATGGCGGCAAGAAAGAAATTGTCGTCTACAGTGGCAAAGCATGGATAACACCTGATGTTCCTACGCTTGTAGACCTTCCCCGTGGAACCCAAGTACTCCCCGATGCCAGCCTATACCATCTGTCCTCCGTTGACTTTCTCAATATCAGCCAGCAACACGTTGGAAAAACAGAGAACAATATTGTGGTCAACAACGATTACTCCTCCTTAAACCATGAATTGAAAGGAATGCGTAGTGATATGCGTAAGATGGCAAAGCAGCAGCATCGTGATGCCTATGATTTTAATTATGAACTTTATAAAAGAACCAGATTATGATTGAGAGATTGAACCAGCTGTCACTGGCACAATTCATTGAATTGTCCTGTGGTGACAATTCTGTGTTGCTTGAAGAAAATGAGAATGCCTCTGAGAAAGAAATGAAACAACTTGCATCCCGGTTCATCCTTGAATACAGGACACTCATGAATCCAACTGGTGTAAAAGCCATAATGGCTGAGAAAGAAAATGCCTTGAAGATTGACGCCCGGATCTTCCTGTTAAAACTATGCAAATCGCTTTGTATTCTTGAAGGATACGAACAGGTGAGGGAAGCTCTAAAAGAGAGCCTCCCTGCTAACCTGACGGATGACCGGCTCAAAAAGGCCGTTGAGAATATGTTACATGAGGCTGAATTCTATAAAAAAAGAACAGAGGATATGGCTGTAGCAGATAACCCTGCCATAAATGAAAATGCGATCCGTGCCTCCTTTGATTCTGAAATAGCGTTTGTCATGACTTATTTTAAAATGCAAATTGACATACATACAATAAATGCCGCTGTTTACGCTAACATAGTCCAGCGCGCCAATACTGAAATAAGATTAAGAACAAGGAGCAGATAAAACTCCTTATTCTTTTTATTTCCACCCGCTTTTTTAAATACGTATCGAATTTTCGGACAGACAGTTAGTAACTATTCTTGAAATTACAAACAACTTACTTATGAATAATAAAAGAATAGTTAATGCCCTGGCTGCTCTCATATTGCCGGGTCTGGATCGTTTGGATCAGAAATGCAACAGGATTATTTCCGAGTTATCAGAATTGAAAAGCACCCTCCGCCACTCTGAAAGGAATATTGACACGCTTATCGACAAACTGGAAAATTCCGCAAGTGAATTATTAAAACAGGCGCAGATGTATCATCTTGAGCTTGAAAAGAATCTGAGTGAGGAATTATCATTATTCACCCTTAAAATTGTGAAAAAATGACTGATTTCAATCATGAGATAGCAGATTTGTATCCATGGCTTTTCAAAATAGCAAGAAGATACTGTTCATCCGTATGCGATATCGAGGATCTTGTCGGTGACACCATCTATAAGGTTTTAAGCAATAAAGAAAAATTCAAGGAGGGCAGGGCTCTGAAACCCTGGTGTGAGGTTATCATGCTGAACACCTATATCACCGCCTATAATCGAAGATCACTAATCCGATTTGTGGGGTGTGACAACATTAAAGAGATATTCTCCCATAATCAAGCCTCTGATGACTTGATGGTACATGACATTCAGGCTGCAATAAGGAGATGCCATAACAGAACCTGCTGTATGGACTGTGTGGTTTACTACGCACACGGATATTCATACAAAGAAATAGGCAAAATGGTCGGAATACCAGTAAATACCGTAAGAAGCCGTATCTCTTACGGTCGGGAACTGCTGAGGAACGAACTGGATTTAACCGTTAAATAGAGTTCGTACATTTTAAATGGAAGAGTTCCTGTTTGTAAAACTTGTTTATTATGATTATCTTTATAGTACAATAAAAAACAACAAGTCAAACCAAAAACAGAACTTATGGAAACAAGAACAAATTTCAGAGTGAGGGTAATGAAGTATGCACACCAGTTATTAAAAGCTACAGGAAAGAGCTGGAGATATTGTATGCTCAAGGCATGGGAGCTCTACAGGCTGGCTAAGAAAATGAGAACTGAAACAGTCAGATTCGCTTATGAAAAGACAGACGGATCCATCAGATACGCCGAAGGCACTTTGATGAACCTCCCTGCCGGCGCTACCGTAAGAGGTAAAAGAATAACGAAACCCAGCTATAAGACATTCGCTTATTTTGATGCCCGAAAGAACGAAATGAGATGCTTCAGAATAGAGAATCTGATTACAGTCTATTAAGACTGAATAAAATTGCATTCCATTCCGCCAGAACAATACCACACTGATTATCAATACATTAATTTACAGTCATACTTTCCAAGAATTTCCAAGATTAAAGCCAGCCGGAGTATCGGCCGGCTTTTTCTCTATATTTGCCCGAAAGTAAAACTATGATTGTATGATTTGCAAATATTATCTGATGATTGGTTCCGATACGGTCGATACAGCTGATAACAGTTGTATCGACGTATCACGCATGATTGCCAATATCAGTGATATAAAGACCACATACACCCGTGTGGATTTGGGGGGTGTTGTCCGTAAATGTGGCAGTACGATGGAATTCGTTGAGGAAGCCAGAGAGCGGTTCATTTCATTATATAACAAAGACAAATTAAAATCACTGGCCTCCTTTGCCGTTTATGGCATCAGCAATAACTGGACCTACAACAAACTTTTTGAATGTCCCCATGACTTCTCCACATTCAAATATGATTCATACCGGGCAAGAATAGGCTGTATAGATAACTCTGCCGCCGCATTGATAAAGGCGAATAAAGGTACAATATATGAGTATCCTGTATCTGAGATGCGTGAAGACATTCCTTTGAATTATGATGGTGTGCGTATCCGTAATGAGGTTTCCTTCCAAATTATCGGGGAAACCGTGGAAGACAAGGAATATATGGAAAAATTTATCCCCAAAGATGCGTGGTGGTGGATTCCGTATGTAAATTATACCGTTACCAATGAAGTGAACAACCGTTCTTTTGTCACAGTGGACCAGGAAGAAACCTTCTTGAAATCCGGAACAGATTGCGGATGGGGATTTCCTGCAAACTCATGCACCTCATCTTTTTTTCTGGAATGCATCGAAGATAATTATGTGACAATAGATTTTTCCAACTTTTACATAGAATCTAAAAAATTCGGTCATGTACTATGTAAAATAACCACATCAGGCAATATACAGCTTCTGACATGTGGTTACTCAAATCTTCTGGGTCTTGATGCGAATACGAACACAAGCGCAGTCAAATGGAGCGGGAAGCTGCTTGCCGGTGAGAAATTGCAATACGCTATATTCAACCATCAGCGTATGTCCGTTCAAGATGGAAGAACGGTCAGGATTCATAATAATACCGGTATCACATCATGGAATGACTTGGGCGATCCTGTCAATATTGATGTGATATCACCCTTGAAATTACTCAGCCGCCTACTGGAGTCCATTAGCGCCAACAGCGAACGTATTTATTGCAGCATCAAACCGACCATCCGCACATATATATCAAACGCCTTTACAGAAAAGGACAACTGGCGGTTGAACGGTTCCCGTCTTGTGGCAGCCGAAAGCATACGAAACTTTGAGAAAGCGAAAATTTATTCCTCCTTCAGCAAGTTCTGTGAATGGATGGAAACCGTATTCGGATATGTTTATACCATTGAAATGAAAAGCCGGCCCAATACCGACCTGCCCTATGCGGACATACTAAACAATAGTCATGATTTTGAAGGATTTACCACATACAAAGCAAATATTACATCCATAACAGATAATTTCACCCTACATTTCTCAACCACAGCCGGTTACTTCCTAGCCATTGTGTATGCTTCCATCACTCTTGACCGTTCCCCCAATTTCCCCGGTTATGAAAGATATCAGGTTTACGACAATGCCAACAAATCATATAAAGTGCACGAAGACAGATACTATCATGATACAGTGGATGATATGTATTATCATGCAGTTTATGATGACGGTTCAAAAAAGACCTCGTTACTCGAATGCCAGCTTTATGATATCGGACTATCCGACTATGAGGGTGTACAGACTTTCGGAGGGACAATAATCTCCGTTGAGACTGACTCCGGTTCATTCACAGGTCCAGTGGATGAATCCAATATCCTGTATGTACGTAGAAGCAAACAATTCATGTATTCGGACAATGACAAATATTACAGTTCTTTCACCGGTTCATCCAATTATAACATTGCGGACCGCGCTAGAACGGATATGGTATTTTTTACAAATGAGCAATATTATGTGATTGTCGGTACCAGCCTTATGAAATGCACTTTGAAGGAAAACGTGAATGAGGGTGAGAAGGTTCCTTATGTCGTATTCAAGCATCGTGATGAGGTTTTCGGAAGTACCAATCTGAAAACCATACACTCCATATCAGAGCCTGAATACTCCGTTGACAGCAGCCGGATTTATTCCGAAATTGAAATTGGCTATGAGAAACAGGATTATGATCTTGGAAACAATGGCAATGATGAGTTCAATTTCAGCACCACCTATACAACAGGTGTAACACTGAACAACAGCAAACTGTCGCTTATATCCCCATACCGTGCCGATTGTTACGGATTTGAAGAGCTCATAGGGAAACGGGGTGAGGAAACAAGCAGTTCTGACAGCGACAAACAGGTGTTTGCCGTAAAATGCATCAACAACGGGGGAAAATATATTGTAGACCGAACCATTATGGTTGAAGGTGCCTATACCAACAGCGTATTCAATGCACCGCTGGCTCCTGTCTATATGATTGAGGCGAACAAACGTTATCTGGCTTCCTTCACCAGCCTGTTAAAGTTCGCATCAACTGAAGGTAATGCCGGCATCAAACTGGATGGCAGGGCTGTGAATACAGACATCTCCTTGGATGACCCGCTATTCGGTCCTGGAAATATCAAATTTTCCACAGACAGCTTCATTTTTCCGGAAGATTGGAACAATACGATTGTACAGATAGAATGGAACGGAATGATTTTCAAGGGGAATCTCATGTCTCTGGATGTCAAGCCGCAAGAAACCGAAGCACTTAAATATGAATTGATAGAGATAGTGTAAATTATGTATATAGTAAGTCCGTTCACTCCTATTTTTTTCAAGCCTTCTACAGATATGTGCAGGGCTTCCGGCAAATATATGCAAATATTCGCCCCGTCTGATGAAGTCATGATACAGGTTATAACACGCTCCGAATCACGACCGATTACAGGCAAGGTTATCAACATAGTGACCGGTCATGAAACAGTCATTGACTGGCAAATATGGAGCATGAACCATACTGATAAGATTTATTATCATGTTCTGACCGCACTGGCTGAAGGATGTTACCGCATTGATATCAACGGGATGGTTTCCGAACCTTTCCGTATCACGTCTGACACGTCTGAATTATCCCGAACCACCCTTATACAGTATTCGATGAAGGACAACCGACAAAGGCAGGATGCTGTCTTTTGGATTTCCGACACTCAGTATTTCTTTGACTGGCGTGCTCCCGGCGGTTTCATGGATGACAACTGGGTATTCGGTGTGAATAATGAACAGTTCACCACATATGATAACAATCTGTCTGAAATTTACGCATTGGAAACTACCCAGAAGACATTCACGCTTGGTAACGCACAAGGATGTCCCGTATGGTTCGGAGAGTTACTGAACAGAATCCTCTGCTGTACTTATGTCTATTTTGAAGGGGAACGCTTTATACGGGCTGATGCCAATGTCCCTGAAATGAGCCAGCCTATTGAGGGTTATAAGAGCTATATCTTCAAACAGATACTGCAGAATATAAAGATTGTGGACTATACAGAAAGCGAGAACCTGATAAAGATACGTCGGGTTGATGACAAAAGTTTTAGAAAAGTTGCCAATAAAATATTGACTGTATGACGGAACTTGAATTACAGGAACTCACCGATAAGATCATAGCTAAGCTAAAAGCTAACAGCCTTACTATAGACCAGTTGACACAAACCAATGTGTTAACCGGCATGGATTTTCTAGAACTGAACAGCGGGCGCAAAGTTTCATTAGATGATTTACGCAAGTTCATCCGTGGCTATGGCATTTATCTTGAGATTATTTCCAAACTGGATAATGAAACAATCCCCACCGACAACAATGTATTCTCATCTCTTCGTGTCCTGTTTGAAATCTCTAAAGCGCTTGAAGAACTTAAAAAAATATACCTACGTAAGGATCAGGATGATGAAACAAAATATCTACTAAAACTCTTGGGTGGGGCAAAAATAGGTAAAAGTCTTACTGTCGGTGACTTTATCACCGGTGTTCAGGGCGGTTACATCGGT